CCCTTAGATACCTCTCGTGTCCTCTTCCTCGGTACTCCTCAATGTGAAGACTCTATATATAACAAACTTCGAGAGAGGGGCTACAACGCACGTATATGGCCTTCGGAGTATCCAGACGCTAAAGAAGCTACCTATAACTATGCGGGCGATCTAGCACCCCTCATAGCGGACGAGATAGACGAAGACACTGTAGGTACATCAACAGAACCTCTAAGGTTTACTGACCTAGACCTAGAAGAACGTAAGATGAGTTACGGACGTACCGGGTACGCTCTACAGTTCATGCTCAATCCTAAGCTGTCTGATGCAGATAGATACCCTTTAAAGATAAACGATCTGATTATCATGGATGTCGATGTAGACCTAGCTCCTGAAAAAGTAGTGTGGTCTAGTGATGACGATAACACAGATAGAGAACTACCTAATGTAGGATTGAGTGGCGACCGTTTCAGACGACCCTCCAATACAGTAGGTGATATGATACCTTATAACGGTTCTGTACTATCTATTGACCCATCTGGTCGTGGTAAGGATGAAACAGGATATGCTGTAGTAAAGATGCTTAACGGTCAGTTGTACGTTCCTGATGCAGGAGGTATAAGAGGTGGATACGACGTTAAGACGTTGAATCAACTGGTAGCTATAGCAAAGGATAACAAAGTTAATAAGGTAGTTATAGAGTCAAACTTTGGAGACGGTATGTTCATGGAGCTGATTAAACCGTTATTTCGTACCACTTACCCGGTAACCATAGAAGAGGTTAGACATAACAAACAAAAGGAACTTCGTATAGTAGATACCTTAGAACCTGTACTTAATAGTCATCGTTTAATCATAGACCCTAAAGTTATAACATACGATTACAAGTCAGCTCTTAGCTACCCCATAGAACAACAAACTAGATATATGTTATTTTATCAGTTATCTAGGATAACAAGAGATAGAGGTAGCTTAGTACATGATGACCGTCTTGATGCTCTATCAATAGCTGTTGGTTATTGGACTCAGCAGATGGCTAGTGACGTTAACCAGTCTATGATTGATAGACAACAAGAACTGTTACAACAAGAGCTACAGGACTTTACTGATAGCTTTCATAAACGTAATAACAAAACCTCTTCCTTAACTTGGGTATAACAAACCTTTAGTAGGTAATTTCTTACTTAGTTTAAATACATAAGTATCGTCATAGAGTTACCTTGTAATACTAAAGTCAGACGTTAGATTTTCAAGGTTTACGTGTAAACACACCTATCCTTAAAAACGTCATTTATAATCGCCACCTATCAATCTGTTACCTCGTATAACCGTTAATTGCGAAAGAACGAAGTATGAGCAATTACTATAGCTGGAGTATTGATCTTGGCGTAGCTGTAGACTCTTTAAGGTTATCTATGGAATAGGAGTAGCTAAAGCAAGCGTCAGCTGTTGTAACCTCTGTGTGGTTGTTGCTTACTTATTATTAATAATACCTATCGGTATGTATACCTCTAAAACGGACCTCTTAGGTACGATCTAAATCTCATTATTATAACGATCTCAGACCGAAGGGATGTTGTAAAGCCTAAAAGTAAAATAGTTAGTAAGTAAGAGGGAGACAGGAGGGGCGGCTGATTTGGCGGTTTTTCATCTCGATACTTAACAAGCAATAAGGTTGATATAATTCTTAGATACATGTATAACAAACTTATATGGATATAAACGAACAAACAGATACCTTCCAGTATGAACTGGCTAAGTTGATCTACCGCTTTAAAGGTGAGTTTGATCTTAACGACTATACAATAGCTGGCTGTTTGGACTTCGCTAAGTTGTCGGTACTCACCGATACAGATGATGTTATATTTGAAGGACCCTTATTAACCGAAGATGAAGAAGATGAAGAAGAAGAACAAGAAAACAACAACAACACCGAGTCCCCTTTCTAACGAGGAACCTCTTCCCGTCATACGTATTGTATCCGAGGAAGAAGAGATGCACGTCAAGTTAGGACTGGAGATGGAAGACGATACTCACGCTTTGTTAGTTAAGTGGGGTAAGGAAGAAGCCACGGATGAAGACTACATCAATATAGCTATAAGAGAAGGCTTGAGTGACTTGTTAAATCCAGAAGACTGACTCCCAAGCGTACGCTGGAAAAGACGGAGGAGGCTCCGCTATAGGTATAGGGTCACATTCAGTAAACGTTGCGATAGACATATATGTATAGACTATACAAGCAGCGTGGTACATAAAGCAAAAGCTTTTAAAACAAGGAACCCGAAAAGATTCAGCGAAAAAATCTGAGGGGCTTACGCTATATACGCGTGCGTTTAAAACCCCCATGCGTACCCGCAAGATTCTTATAGGGGAGGGGGTATTGATTCGCACAGTAGTCATTATGTCTAATAGTAAGTAGCTGACAGTCAACGACTTAGTGTTATTTAGCTGTAAATCTACGCAAAAGAACTGCTAGGTGTTTCGCAAATCGACAGATCATCACGGCTTATTGCGTCAACAGATCATGTCTTCAAATGAAACGCGTTAATGCAAGTAGTTTGCGTTTAGCCTTGTATGTGTTTTACCTTCTTGACGTTCAAAACTGCGTCACTTTGTCACACTGTGCCGTCACACCTGTGCCATTTTGTCACACCTTGAATAGGCGGTTTTGTTGATTATCAACGACTTACACGACTGGCACGGGTGGTGCTTAATAGGGGCAGTTCTTTCTCAGTCCTCCGGGGCTTCATATAAACCAATAAATAAACCAAAAATACTAATAATATGAATACAAAAATAAAAACTATGACCAACCAAGTTGACTCCATGATTGCTAAAGTAGACGCGATGAACCAAAAACTGGAAAATCGCAAAAGCCCAGTAGCTGATAAAGTTATATGGTATGACCGCAATCAGAATCTATCTGAAAGGGCAAACGCTCGACTTAGGGACATCATGCAGTCAGGCGAGCCAGTACCGACAGCGGGAAAGGTAGACATCATCGATGCTCTCCGTTCAATCGCTAATCAGTCCAACCCAGCCTAACAACTCTTAAACCTCACCTTTAATCGGGTGGGGTTTTTTTGTGCCGGGTAAACAAGCTGTGAATAACTTTTAAAATTATGTGTTTGACAGCTTACCTGTCCGTATATTTAACCGAGCAAGAGACGGGTACAGTTTACCTGTCCATCAAAACCAAAAAACCAAATTAATACCTATGAAGAATCCAGAAGTCACCAAACTCGACCGCATCATCACAAATTCATTTCCACTGATCTATCTAGGGGGATGGGCTATCGTTGTTATGTTGATCATCTTTAATTAATCCTTACCTACAAATAAAATGAACATTAAAACCTATTACCTTTCCGCTTTCCCGTCCGACAATTTGGGCGAGGAAATAAACGCAAACTCAACCTTTGACGGGCTGTTCGATAACATCACCGAGCCTTACAATTATATAGGTGTAGACGATTCAATCGTTCGGGAAAGAGTATTCGACAAACTAGCAACGATCAAGGGCGTACCTTACAACGATATTTGGAACGCATGGCTTGCAAACTAAACCTTTAACCTTACCTGACCATATGAACAATCCAAGCTTTAATAACTCTGTAGAAATAACCGCACCAGCTTTTGGCTCTTTAAGAGGCAATGAGGAACAGAGCTGGCATGATTACAAAAGCAACGAGCTTTGCGAGTGGACGACTTACATCAATAACGGCGTAAAGCTCATGGCTATATACAATTTTGTGTCCGGCGTAACTCAATACCTCGTCCAAGACATCAACGCATGAAACGCAACTACTCAATCGTCTGTCTTGACAGCTCCGACAAGCCGACACCTGTAGCTACCATTGAAGCTAATAGCGTGAGCAAAGCCAAAGAGGCAGGTAAACGCATAGCCATCATGTTAAACCTAAGATTCCACAGAGCCATACAACTGTAATAATATGAGCGTATCATTTATATACCAAGGCTTACACTTCCACTACCGAATCGACCATTTAACACGAGCTTTACCTGTTATTTCGTGGGGGTGTCGTGACTTACCAGTCCGTGGAGAGAGTCCTTCTAAGGAACAGATGCACGAGGACATCAAGCAAACCTTAAAGCAGTACTATCGTAACCGACCCTTGCCGAAAACTTGTTCGGAGTGCGATATAAGCTTGCAAGGCATGGAGCAAGAAGGCACAAAGTGTGTTGACCATGACTTCCAGTAACAACGAACCTACTTTTTTACCTATGAACGACTTATGTGACGATAGCCTTGACGCTTTGATCCAACATTACCTGTCCTTGAAACAACGACTAACCGACAGTTTAACTGTCCGTGAAAGACTGGTAGAGCTACAAGACGAACAGCTAAAACGACAGATCGAAGCCCTCGGCAATTACGAACCTATCGGAGACGATGTAAAGAATCGCTTGAACAGCACCATTGAAGGTGTAATACGACAGAACACAGATAACCCACTAGAAAAGTGATAACCAAAGGAGAATACATAATAATGACAAGCCTTACATTCCTCAGCATAATCCTCGTAATAATAATCTTTACCGCTTGGATGTACCGTGATTAATACAGGACTATTTACTAACCGATCTTGGGACATTCCCGAAGAGATAAAATATAATAAAGAACCTATGAACAACTACGACAGCTGGTTATTTGAACCTTATGAAAAATACTACAATGAAATGGACAAGCTTGAGCAACACCTTGAAGAGATGCGTGATATGGATGAAGAAGAAGACCAAAGAACCTACTGCGACATCCACGGCCTTAAATTCTACGAAATCGAAGAGTACCTGTAACGATTTATTTTGGGAGGCTGAAGCGGATATCATACGAAGGGAATTAAGAGATAAAGTATGAGCGTTTACGACATCAACGAAGAGATGACTGACCTTCCCTTTGATTGGAGCGGGATCGATCATAAAGCTATAAATGAGGGTTGGTACTACTTTTGGGGTAACAATCAAGTGACTGGTTTTAAGACCGATAAGAAGGGTAAGTATGTGCGTGACGAGTTCGGTAAGTTAGTGGCTTATCGTACTAGCCGGGAAAGAAAGTTACCGAAGACTTGGTACAACACATTTGACGGATGAAAGAAGAGGAGGAACAGAAACGAGGAAAGACTTGGCGGATGCGTGAGTGGGGACGAGCACAGTACCGTAACCAACAAGCTAAACTGAGGGCGGAAGGTGAGTCATCTAACACGGCAAGTGCGAAGCGTATCTTATCTGTTATGTGTCCTAAATTAGGAGTCCGTATCGATGAGTACATGAAACAATTCGGAGGTCAAACAGAACACACTACTCCATTGTTCCTTACCTTCATCCTTGATATGTGTCCGTATGAAGTAGCTGTTATTGCTATGCGGACATTCCTCGACCATCTAGATCGTAACTTGAGTGTGTCTGGCATGGCGTTTCGTATTGGTAAAGCCTTTGAGAATGAAGCACGATGGAAACAAGCAACCCAAAACTTTCACCCTAATAAACTTGACCTGTTAAAGTTGGACGACAGGAGTAAAGCAATGAAGATCAAACAGTTCTACCTGTACGAGTCCAACGAGGAACGCTTCACACTTTGGGATCATAAATTAAAGACAGGCTTAGGTGCTTGGTTATGTGAAGAGATACGATTAGCTACTGGATTGTGGGAGGTCGGATTCAAAGCTAAACAGAAAACCTTTAAGCCTGAACGCTTAGTCGTACCAACTAAAGACTTTACAGATTGGATAAGACGGTTTGATAAGTGGATGGAAGGATGTCGTCCGTTCAAGATGGCACTCGATGAAGAACCTGTTGATTGGTTC